GCCCATCTTATCGCCATCTATTTGAAACGCCATACCTTTTAACGCCGATCGAAATGCTGAGATGAGAAAATCTGCATCTTCGATTGCTGTCCACTCTCTTCTTGATGGGGAAGATACATTCGCAAGTTCGCTGTGAATTACAGGATGATCTAAGTCAAGACCAAAGTCTGTGGGGATAGCTGACTTCATATCTCGTGCAACATTCGCCATTTCGCCTGAAAATCCCTCGCTAATACCAAGAGCGAGGTTTTTTCCTATTTGCTCTTTAAATAACTTCGAAGGAGAGGCTATGCCGAGAGATTGCTTAAATCCTTTAGTAAAATTATCGCAAAATCCCTGTATTTTTTTTGATATCCAGCCTGTCATGTCTGATATTCCTTTCCATATGCCCTCGATGATGTTCTTTCCAATCTGATAAACTTTACCGGGTAACTCTTGAAGCGTTTTTACTATATTTTCATACATTCGACTTCCCATTTCTCGTGCTTTCTCTGCCATATCCGTTACCCAATTTTTAACTTTTTCTATCGTATCAGAAAGCCATTTCCCGATTTTTCCCGGCAGTTCCTTAAAAAAGTCAGTTATGTTTTGAAGGAATGTTCGCCCGGTTTCTTTAGCTTTTTTGCCCGTTTCCTTACCCCAGTTTTGAATTTTTACAAATGTATTTTTTAGCCACTCTCCGATTTTGCCAGGCAATTTTGAAAACCAGTCTATAATTTCTGTTATAATTCGTGGGATATCAACTGTTACAAAACTCCATGCATCCTTTACGAACTTTACAAATGCGTCCTTTGAGTCTTTAAAAAATTTCACAATCGAGCCTATTGCACAGCCGAGCCAATATCCGATTTTTTCAGGAAGTTCGGCTATAAACTGTATAAACGATTTCCAAACATCTGCTGACCACTGCGATGTCTTTTTGCATAAATCAGAGAACCAGTCTTTTATTTCATCCCAAATACCGCCAAGCCACTGACCGATTTTTTCCCATACTCCGGCATCATTAAGCGTTTTGATGAGTGCTGCTGGCCATGACACAATCCATAAAAGCATATCCTGCCAATGCTCACTAAAAAACGTGGTTATATTTTCAATAAATATTCTTCCCATTTCTTGTCTTTTCCCTGGTTTGCCTATTTTCCAATCCCGAATTTTTATATATGTGGGTTTTAATTATTATTTATTTTTTATAAAATTTCCGAAACAAATCTATGATTTATAAATTATTTTAAATAAATATCTAATTATTTTTATAAAACATTTGACAATATTTATTGTATAATATAATCATAGCTATCTATATGTTAATAATATTTATTAAAAGGAGCGATTTTTATGGCTAAATATTCAATAAAGTATAGTGGTGATCCATTATTTAGCGGACTATTGCATACAATGGACGAAGAGAAGCTTGATGAAGATAAATTTAAAACGGCGGCTCAAAAAATAATTCCAAACATATATTATGCTACTGTAGATGCAGGTAGTAAAACCTGGATTTTATTTAGTGAATACTATAAAACTGTAAAAGAGTTAAAAGCCCACGCCAGGTATAACATAAAATCAAGCTATGGGACGCACAAAATTTCAGATGACCTTATTGATTGGCTGGGAGATGAAATAATGAAAAGCAAAAGTAATTTTGTAGGGGAAATTGAGTAAATCTTAGAAATTCATTCTATTACTTATAAATATTTATCTAAATTCAAGCAATAAGATATTTACTGTAGCTAAGCCTATATCTCTCGATATGGCTATAGCTACTTTATTTTACCCTTTTGAGGCGTATAGCCATACCCCTGTAGTACTTTGCTTACTCTGATCGTCAAAGGTAGCGCTATTTTTTGTAAGATCATTAAATCCCTCGCTGCCACGCTTGATTATGGGATTTAACTCCATTGCAGACTTTCCAAAAATCTGCAAAGCTATTGCATTTCGCTCGGTTTCGTTTTCCATATTTTTAAGTCCATCGATTGTTTCCCAAAAGACAGCCTGTGCATCCCTTAAGTTGCCACTGGAGTCTCTTACTTCTACACCTAAAGTTTTATATGCCTTGCTCATGGAGCTTAAATTTTTTGCATTGAAGTCCACAGAGCTCATCGATTTAATGGATTTTGAGTAAGATTTTGTAAATGTTTCTACGTCCACTTCAGTCATTTTTGCAGCCGCACTAAATTTTTGAAGCACCTCCGTTGAAATACCTGTTTTTTCAGACATCGCGCTCATTTCACGACCAAATCCTGCGGCGCTTTCAATGCCACCCATAATATAACTTTTAAAACTTTTGACAGCTTCTCCGAGCTTCCGAATTCCTGCGGTTATCGCCTGTGCAGACAAATTCGCCTTCAGCATATCTCGAAATGTTCTTGTAGATCTTCCGGAGTTCTGCATTGCGGTTTCTACATTTTTAAGTTCTCTCTCGGTTCCGGATAACTCTTGCTCTGCATCTTTTAAAGCCTTTTCGAATTTTTTAGTCTCGGAACTTCCTTTACCAAATGCACTCTCAGAATTTTTAAGAGCCTCCTTGAGTGTTGCTACTTTTTCCGACTGCTTTGCAAAAATCTCGCTGAGTATCTTTTGCTTTTCACCGAGTGCTTCAGCGGAATTTTTATTCCTCTTATATTTTTTATCTACACCTCCAAGTTCACTTTGCAAAGTTCCTATTTCTTTATCCAGTTTCCCGACTGATGATGCAGTTTTTTCACTGAAACTACCATATTTGTCTAGCTCTGAGTTATTAATTTTTAGCTGGTTTTGCATCTTGTTAAGTTCTGCTTCTGCGATATTCAGTTTTGTTGCCCAAGCCTGCGTTTTCTTATCGTTTTCGCCATACATCTCTGTGGACTTCTGAAGTATCTGTTTTAATTTCTCAATTTTTTCTTTCTGTGCATCGATTTGTTTGCCGAGTACTTGATTTTTAGCTGTGTATGCCTCGACTGACTTGTTATTATCTAAAAACTGGCTTGAAACTGCCCTCATTTCACTACTAAGGAGCTTTAGTCCTGCGTTCATGTCTTTCAGTGCATTGTTAAACGATTTCTCGCCCTCAAGACCTATTTTAATTCCTATATCCGGCATTTACTTTAGCCCCCGTTTCTTGACTTCTTCATCAAACTTCGCTTTCATTGCAGAAATGGCAGCCTTCTCAGATGCCACCCTTGCCGGACGAATGAACGGCCTCGGAGCTTGACCTGTTTTTCCATACTCCAAAACGTTGGCTATTAATGCATTAGTGATTGTATAGTAGCTTCGTTTTTTCTTAGCTGCATACTGCTTACGTCTTGGTTCTGCAAATCCGATTTTTACATTGTAAATGCCCCTTGAGCTAAGTTTAACGGGAGACATTCCAAGAGAACTTCTAAGTTCACCCGTACTTCGATTTGATGAGTTTCTTATAGCTCGGTTTAGATTACTTCTAACAGCATTTAAAACGACCTCTCCGCCAGCTTTCAGCGTAGAGGTCAATATTTCTTCTTGATTCTGAGTTAATTTCTCGATTGCTCTGTATATTTCATCGGGCATTTTTACTTCACATTTAGCCACGTCACAATTCCCTCCGCTATTAATTTTGCGTTCGCAAAATATGAACGCTCCATGATTGTTCCTTTTCCCCTTCAAAACTTCGCTATGCTCGTTTTGCGGGGACCCCACTTGAATTTAAAATGGAATCCATCCGTTTGGATTTATATCACTTTGAGGTTCCTCAAACTTACATAGCGAAACCTTAAAATTGTGATATTTTTTATACTGCTCGAATAGTAAAAACCACTTTTTTAAAGTAAAATGCCCGACTTCACTTTCTGTAAAGCCGAGCATCTTCACGCCTACAAATAAAAGCCATGAAAAGTCTATCTTTGACCTTTCATGGTTCGGGCGTTTTTTGATTTATCACCTTTTGGCAGCGACTCTTGAATAAGTTTAAAAACTTTTACTCCTATTTCATCCATTCCTACTCTTGTGATTAGCCTTCCGACTTGCTTTGAAGTTAATAGTTCTTTTTTCTTATCGTCTTTTAATTTCTCGTTTTCAATATCTATGCCTTCATTTGTTATCTCTAAAACCATAAATTTTAACGCTTTGTAGCTTGGTTCTTTTTGATCCATAAGTTTTGCCCAGCTCTCCACACCACCATATTTTTCTTCCGCAGCTTCCATGACGTTAAGCGTAAAGGCCATAGGATATTTTGTTTCGCCATCATTCAAATATTCGAGTTTATCTATCATTTAAGTCATTCTCCCTTTTGTGTATTTGGATCTGAAAGAGGCTGTGTGAAATACTTATTTAATTCCTCCTGTGCTGCACTCAAACTGTCAACATCAATATGAGACTCCCAATCTCCCAGTTTACTTGGCATTGTCATACCTTCAACTGTAATTGTCTTAAACTCCAAGTTCTCGCCTTTCGTTGACGCTTCCGGCACAAATGGTTTAAACTTCATCTTCGGGAAAAACTGTGCTCTGTATTTTGTCTTACCATTTATCATTTTACTTACAATGTACCCAAACCCAACGTAAGGAGCGACATCGTTAATATTCGAACGATATCTTCCGGTTGACGCTTCCTTTTTTCTACCAAGCAGATCTGCAAACACCTCGTCGTTATCATCTGCCGCAGAAAGAGATACAGTTGCATTCTGAAAACTCGATGAATATTCCATGAGCTTGTCATCGCCATATAAACTTGCCTCTGCAGAGTTAGGCGTTATACTTGCACTGATTGCACCTATAAATTCTTTTGCTGACTCATACGTTGTTTCCGCACCTTCGCCTTCTGTTACCAAAAGGGCATATTTCATGCCCTGCATTCCGATATTTGCCATTTATTTTTACCTCCATTTTTTTAATCTTCACTGAATGTTCCGTTTGGATAGACAATCATTCCACCGGTTGATTTTTTTAATATCGCACCGTTAAGCGTAGGAAGTGTAGACTGAATAAGCATACAGCCTCCTGAAACACTCACTGCGGTTGTAACCCCTTCAAAAGTATTGACATCTTTTAAAACAACCTTACCGATTCCATCGTATCCTCTTCCTCCTGCTCCACCTCTTGGATAAGCATTAATAGCGGTGGTCGCGTTTGAGAAATTACATCTTGATATCATAACATTACTTGTAGATAGGCTTATTGACGTTCCAGTAAAGTTTATTCCACAAAGATTTATGTAACATAAATTTTCACGCACATACATGGTTCCCGAACCAATATCCATATCATGAATTTCAAGCATTCGAAGGGTATTGTCATCTATTCTACAAGATTTAAAAGAGCCCCGACCTAAAGAATACCCTAATATTCGGACGTTCCCTGAACCATATAGTCCTATTAAATCCAGCGACTCATCGTATGTACCATCCATAACGTATATACTTACAACAGCGTTTATCATTTTCCCACTTAGCAAAGATAATGCCTTCTTCATTGTCGCATACGGATTTGACGATGACCCATCGCCAGCTATATCGTCACCAGATGGACTGATATATAATTCTAAATTTTCTGAAATAGAGCGTACTAAATTAGTATCATAATTGTAATTTATATTTTCCCAATCTGTCCAATCGGAAGTACCATCGCATTTTCTAACCCATACGGAAGTTTGTTTGGTAGCAAATATTTCAGAGCATATTTGGAATGTACCCACATTAAGAGAAGTAGTCTTGCTTGAAATAACCATTAATAACCATGACGGAGTGAACTGTATTGTTGGCGGTGCATTTGTTGTTCCTCTATCATTAATAGTATAAAATCCGGTGTCTGTTAAGTTATTAAGGTCACCTTCATAGTACGATGATGGTAAATAAGGCACATTCAGATTTTTTCTTGCTTGTTCTGCTGTACTTGCACCGGTTCCTCCGCTTTGCATTCCTAATATCCCGGTATATTGATCTGATTCTGAAAAATCTATATTGTTTTTGGTTGCCAATTTTCCTAACCCTAAATTTTCTCTTGCGCTGGATGTGTTGTTAGCACCGGTTCCGCCTTTGCTTACCTCAAGTGGTTTGACACTTGTATTATTTATCCGCTGCCAACTATACCAAGTGTTAAAACTT